GTTCGCCATCTTTCGCGAATAGTTCCATTTTGAAGCGGATTGATGTACCCTTTTATTTGTCGAAGCGTTTGTTTTGATCTGCTCATCCTTGAAGAGAATTTAGGCGCTTCGACACAGAATATTTTTGAGGACTTTTGGGTGTGAATTGTTTATGAGCAATTGTGATAACTGGAATGAAAAATCAAGTAGATGCCCTAAGGCTGCTGAAAGCTTTGAGCCCTACCACAAATGGATACCCATATCAAAACAGGTCACGTCTGGCTCGGAGCTTGTGACCGTCATTATGTGCGGGATATGCTTCCATGAAGTAAATATCAGTGAAGCATACCAACACCGAGACTGCTTTAGGACTTAATGAAGTCCTGGTATTTTTTAATCGAGTCTTCCTTTTTTGCTTTGCCCTTCTCAGTGTTGTAATACTTCTTGTAGAAATCCCATAAAGCCTCAACACTGGAGCTGTCTGGGAGTTTACCAGGAATTCTCAAATAGTGAATACGCGCCATGGCGGTCGCAAAATGCAGGTCATAAATCATTCTCTCAACTTCAGGAATCTTGTTGCAGTTAAAGTGCATTGCCATCAACGTTGCGATTTTATTTCGCGCTCTTATGAAATTAACCCATATATCCGTATAAGTCGCAGGCTCCATCTGATAAATTCCTAACGCAGGGCCTTTAATCTGGTGAAGAAATGTTCCACCAAGGGATTCTGCAGCACAGGTGAATACTAAAAGTTCTTCAGCATCTTTTGAATAAACTTGTAATTTAGAAAGAACTGGTTCAACAATAAGCGAACGAAATTGTGAGCAATCAAGCATATGTTTTATCCTTAAGTAATATGTTGTGTTATATTAAACCAAACGAAATGGATTTCCGAGTATGACAAAGATTGATGCAAAAAAGCTTTATATGCAAATTAAAAATAAGAAAGGAACCTATAACGAAGAGGTTCACTGTCCAATGATACTGGAAGTTATGGACAATGAAGGCACTATGACTGCATTTTGCCGCAAGGCAATGATAAGCGATGCGTTATTTTATCGCTGGGTAAGTAAGTACAAGGTATTTAGAGAGTGCTACGCCTTGGGTAAAATTTTGTCGCGAAGTAACTGGGAGAAGGAAGGGGAAGAAGGTAAGAGCGAAGAATTCTTTAATTTCGATCACTGGAGGCTTACTGGCGCTATGAGATACGGTGTTGGAAAGAACAGGGTTCGCATGGGGATAGACCCAAAAGCTGACCCCTATAAGCAATACCAGCAGCTTGTTGAGATGGCTAATGATGAGGAGTTTAATGCGTCAGAAATAAAGCAATTAATGGAATCGATTAACGTAGGAATAAGAGCTTTCGAGTCATTTGAGATACAGGCGCAGGTAAATAAAATTCAGGACGATGTACACCAGATGGGGGCAAGGAATGCCAACAATTTTATCCCAATTGAGAAAGATTCAAAAACAGATTAATATTCCCTATGCGATTAAGTTCGTTAACGAATTCGTCGCTGAAAAGGATTTTGAAGAAAAAATAATATATGTTCATATCTGGATTTAATGGAGTTTAAATCATGAGCAATCTTTCCAAGTGGCTAAAAAAAGCCGAAAAAGCAATTAGTAATGCTATCCCTCACCAGCATTCCGCTGACCGTCGTGCTGCCAATCAGGCGGTGGCTGAACAAATTGACTATTACCAAAAACAAAAAGATGAGATGGCTAAAGAGTCTAAACGCGTTGAGGATGAGCGCGCTACTGAAAAAGCCAAGATAGATAAAAAGCAGATTAAAAGTATGCGTCGTGCTTATCGTGCCCCTGGATTTATGGAAGAGGCAAACTCTGGAATAAGCGACACCTTAGGATAAGGAGATATCATTATGGCACTAAATAGAATCACCATGCCAAGAATGATGCCTGATTTTAAAATGGAAACACGTTCTCCACTGACTCAGTCTTTGGGCGGATCCGTGAGCTTTGTTCCTAATCAGCGCCTACAAAACCACCAAATGACTGCGCGTCAAGTCATGAACTACTCCATGAGCAAAGATTTACTCTATCAAGGAAGTACCGATATGAGAGGCAATATTGAGGGGTATAGTGACACGCTTGGCTAAAGTAAAGGACTCAAATGGACTACAAGGAAATAGTAGGCCAGGATGTTGCGGATATCGATCCCAATAAACTGTGGCAGTTGTTTAAAAAGAGATACGACAATGCTCAGCAAGTGGCAGACCTTTGGGCGTCCGTGCTAGAAGCTTGTTACTATTATGCAATCCCCAACAAGAACAGATTTTACCGACCAAAAGAACAGCAAGGCGAGTTTAAAGGCTCCCGTATTTACGATACAACCGCAGTAGAGGCAACAAAGACTTTTGTATCGAAACTTCATGATGCCATGACACCACCACAGGTACAGTGGGGTTATTTGGATATCGATGAGACGTTTGATGCTGAAGAAGATATAGACCGTAACCAGATTCAGGAAATGCTCGACAATTACATGCGTAAACTATTTGTCTACATTCATGAATCCAATTTTGATGTGGTCATTAACGAATGTTATTTTGACCTGGCGGTAGGAACAAGCTGCTTAGTGATAAACGGATTTACCGATGAGCAGCCCCTTTTATACAGCTCAGTTCCCATGGATAAGCTGGCCATAGAAGAAGCAATGACAGGACGTGTCGAATCCTGGTTTAGATACTGGGAAGATGTGAAGATTAACGAAATTAAAGTCCGATGGAAGAATGCGAAACTCTCGCCGGACATGATTAATCAGCTCGTAGATAATCCTGATGCAGTCACGCAAACACTGTATGAAGGGGTGATGTACATGCCGCATAGGAAGAAGCCCTACATATACATGGTAGGAACTGCTGAATGCCATATCTTGTGTGAAGAGTTCGAAACAAACCCAGGCATTGTGTGGCGCTTCCAAAAAATTAATAATGAAGTGTTCGGTCGCGGCCCAGTCATGGATGCTTTGCCATCTATCATTTCCCTAAATGAGCTTGCCCGCATAGAACTTGCTGCGGCCAACCTTAACACCTTTAAACCGTATATGGGCTTTAGTGATGCGGTATTTAATCCGCACACGTTTAAACTTGAGCCTTTTACAATCATCCCAATCGCGCCCATTGGTGTTGGCGGCTCGGCTCCATTAATACCGCTGCCGGATTCGAGTAATCCGCAGTTTTCTCAGCTAACGATGCTTGATTTACGTAATCAGATAAAGACCTTATTGTTTAATGAAGTTAACCCCAATCAAAGCGTTCAGCCTCAAACGGCAACGGAGCTTATGATTGTTCAACAGAATTTGGCTCAAAGGATTGGGCCTCTTTTTTCTCGCTTGCAACAGGAATTCTTATGGCCTGTTATCAAGCGAAGTGCATACATCCTGGATAAGATGGGCATATTGCCCTGGCCTAAAGTGAAGGGAGCAAAGATTAAATTTAGATACCGCTCGCCTTTGGCATTAGCTAAAGGACAGCAGGACATTGCTAGATTCACTCAGTACTACCAATTGATGCAAGGGGTCTTTGGGCCTGGGCCTGCGTTGATGTATATAAATCCAGGACTGGCGCCCTATCTAATCGCTGAGCAAATGCAGGTCGATGCCAGGTATTTAAATTCACCTGAGCAGGTACAAGCTGCTGCCCAGCAAGCGCAAAACATGCAAGATGAAATGATGAGCAACCCCGAAGGTTCACAGCCAGCACAGGAAGGAGCAGCTGCATAATGACAGAAAGGATGAATCCGTTTTTAGAACAAGAAGATTATTTTGAGGGCTATGCAAAAAAGATGGAGGAGCTAAAGACTCGTCCTGATTTAGTGGAGCTTGATAAGCTTTGCTACTTAGTATTTCAAAGTGAAGATGGGAAGAAACTCTTAAACGTTATCCAAGATAGATACCTTTTGCCTGGCTTTATAAATCCAAATAATGCAAATGCAGTGCAAGCAGGGCTTTATTATGAGGGCTTTAAAGAAGCATTCCGAATGATTATTGGAAGTGTTAGAGCTCATCAGCAAAGGATTGATGCGGAGAGTCAAAAACAATGAGTTTATTAGAAGAAGGAAGTGATGTCGTACCAACAACAGTTGATGAGAATCAAGAAGCAGCTGCAGGAGCAGGAGATACGCCAGTTGAACAGCCTTCATGGTACTGGGACGAAAACACCCCAGGACAAGGAGAGCGACCCCAATTCCTGCCAGACAAATACAAGTCAGTCGCAGACGTTGCCAAAGCCTACAAAGAGCTTGAATCAAGACTAGGGCTTGCGCCTAAGGAATATGATTTTAGTAAGGGCGAAGGATGGATGGAGCCAGACTATGAGCCCTTCAAGGAAATGGCAGACTTTGCCAAATCAAAGCATGTGCCACAAGAAGTCATGGACAGAATGCTTGAGACGGTTGGTTTGTACCTGGATGAATTTAGAACTGATATAAACGAAGAGAAGGCGAAGCTTGGTGAGAATGCAGCCGAACGGTTGCAGAAATTAAATAACTGGGCAAAGGCAAATCTGTCAGAACGTTCATTCCAAATACTAAGCGGTACCATGCGCACAGCAGATGCAATTGAGGCATTGGAAGAGCTCAGAAATAAAATGATATCGAGCAACACTATCGTTCCGAGCGGGAATACTACTATTGCTGGAAGCGGCATGACGATTGAGGAGTATCGCTCCGAACTTCAGGCGAACTATGCTAAATACAAAAACGACCCACATTACAGAAATGAAATGAAGAAGAAGCTCGAAGGTATAATAGGGGAATAAAACCACCTCTTTACAACTGTAGAATTATTGGATATATTCAGAACAAATACGAACAGGACACCTATTACAGAAGCCCGAAAGGACACCTTCATCACGTGATAGCCCTAATTAGTAATTAGTCGCGTATTGCCGTCATCGGCAAAACGTTCTTAATTATTTGATGAGGGATTATCATGTCACAGTCATTAACCGCCGTACAACAAACAGATTTCGATGAGTTAGTTAAAGCAGAATACCGCTCTAAGGGTTTCATATTGCGCGATTCAGTTCGCACGAAAAATGATGTAATTGGTGCAAGCGTTGAGTTTCGTAAAGTAGACCAAGTTATCTCTGTACCTACTGCATATCTTGCAGCAGTAACTATTCAAGACCCTGATTACACCAAGGTTATTTGTAATATTCAAAAGTACACTACTCCAACTGCCGTGGATACTGTCCAGGAACTAACCGTTAACTTTGACACAAAAATGGAAAATGCCATGCTTGTTGGTCAAGGTATGGGTCGTCGTTCTGACCAAATTATCATTGATGCTCTAGCTGCAGACCCTGGTGACACCATCGTTAATGGTGGCACTAACATGAACTATGAAAAGTTTACTCAAGTGTATGAGTTCTTCGAAAACAATGCCGTTCCTAAAGGTGAGCGATGGATTGCTTTGAGTGCGTCTAACATCCGTTCTTTGATGCAAGATGACCAATTTGTATCAACCTTCTATACTGAAAATCGAATTCTAGATAGAGGATGGATTTTGGATTACTTAGGGATTCATCTTGTCACAATCCCGCAAATGACTGAAGGCGGTCTTCCAAAAACAGGAGACATCCGTACAGCTTTAGCATGGCATAAAATGTCTACTGGTATGGCAATAGGTCATGATTTTAGAACTGAGATTAACTACATGCCTGACCGCACATCCTGGCTTGTTAACGGTATTTTCTCAGCTGGTGCCAAGGTTATTGATAACCGTGGTGTTTTTGCAATCGAATGTGACGAATCAGTTTAAGGAGAAAATACCATGGCTTTTAATATTAACCGTTGGGTTAGACAAACCGAAGCTTTTAACGCAGGCCAGATAACCACGGCAAATAACCCAAGTGTTACACCGGTATTGTCGAATGGCCCAGCATGGTTTACCTATGCCTCATCCGCCGATGCAATCGCTACTATTGCTGCTGCAAACTATTTTGCTGATGTGGCTTATGACTTGGCAGTAAACGACAGAATCGATATTACCGGCTCTGATGCTTCTGGCTTGTACATAGTATCAGCTGTAGATAGGGATGCAGGAACAGTGAGCATTGTTTCCTACTCAGCTTCAGCTGTAGTGGGTACTGCAAACATCCAAGATGGCGCGGTAACTACTGCCAAGATTGCTGATGGCGATGTGACTACTGCAAAGCTTGAAGATGGCGCGGTTACCAGTGACAAGATGGATGCGGCTGTATTGAAGTATGCAGCTGTGCCTATCACTGCTGCTGAATTCAATGGCATGTATGCTGCGCCCAAAGAGTTAGTAGCTGCCGCTGGTGCTGACACACAAATCATTCTTGATAAGTGTGTATTGGCTATGACTTACGATTCAGCCGCATATGCTGCTGGTGGAGTAGCTCATGTTCAATGGGCAGACACCGCAAACGGTGCTGGGGTAATTGCTTCAAGCACGTTAGCTGCTGCAACTTTCCAAGCCACTGCAAGCACAAGTTTCTTCATGAATGGTGGCGTTGTATCTGCTCCGTTTGCCGATACCGTCAATGAAGGCTTGTACCTGTCTAACATCACTGGCGCATTTACTACTGGTGATAGTGATATGGTTGCGCATGTTTGGTTTAAAGTTATACAGGTTGCGTAGTTAAGTAACTAACTATGGACTTGGCTAATTTAGGGCAATCTCTGAAATAACCAAGTCCCATATTGCAACGGTAACAAAGAAGACCTCTAACTATCAAAGATTGATGACAGTGGTCTACTGCAAAATGCTTATTTGAACCTTTGGCTAATTGGTGCTCTTCAATAGTTATTTTGCAAATAGCACAAGAGTAATTTTGTTTAATAAGTAAAGAATTGTAATGGTCAATTGTTATTCCATAGCGTTGCAATAGACGCCAATTCTTACGCTTAAGGAAATATTTGTCATTGTAATATTTTTGTTTCTCGGGTGTTCTGAACTGAGTATTGCAAAGTTTACAAATATAACCTTTATATTTTTTTGAACATTGGTCAAGACGCAATAGCCCATGAACTTTGCATCGCTTAACTGACCACAAAGGCAAGAGTTCTTTATAAGATTTTACCTTATATTTTTCTCTTTCCCATCGGTGCTCACCACACCAAGCATGATTTTTGTTACGAGTATTTTGACAAAAAGGTGCATTACAAATAAGCATGATTACCTCATCAGGGTTCATCGTGTAGGAGTATGCCAGGTTGATGATGAATCAACTTTTCGGTCGCGAACCTAGGCATGCGTGATTATATCATATGTTTAAGGATAAACATTATGGCTCAGTCTAAAGTTAATATCATCAGTAATGCTATTGCTTTAATGGGCCATGCTCCTATAGTCAGCCTTATCAATAGCGACCAAATGGTCGTAGCAGCAGAGCAAGCCTTTGATATGCTTTACCCTGCCGTACTTGCAGAAAATAACTGGCGATTTGCCACTCAAATCCAACAGCTTTCAGAGTCAGTGGAAGTGCCACCAACTCCTTGGAAGACCATTTACTTGTTACCCGCAGGATGGCTAAAGACCATCAGGGTCTATCCAAACATCTATGTTTGGGACATTTATGAGAACTCAAAAATATATGCCCAGTATCAGGGTGAGTTCTTTATGGAGTATGTCTTTCAGCCTGACATTTCCAAACTACCAGTTCATTTCGTCAAGTACTTTGTTTATGAGATAGCAGCATATCTTGCATTATCAAGCGCTGAGCGTCCTGATTACTACGCACAACTTGAGGCAAAAAGGATTTCAGCATATGCAATGTGCGCTGCAATTGAGGCTCAAAATCGACCTCAATTTACACAGGTGACTTTCCCCGTGCTTAACAACCGAATGCTTGGCACGATTATTGGCAATACCGTCGGTTCTTAAGGATAAAGATGACTCATGTTTTGTGGTCACAAGATTTTTTTGCGAAGGGCGAGCTCTCACCGCTTATGTATTCGCGCGTCACGATTCAGGCCTACTACCAAGGGCTTAAGACGGCAAAGAATGTTTTATGCTTTCCTCAAGGCTCAGCCGGTAAAAGATTTGGAACAAAGTTTTTATTCCAATTGCAGTCTACTTCAAATTATAAGCACGTATACTTTGAGTCCTTCCAGTACTTGAATGAATGTTGCTATCTAGTTTTATTTACCAATAACCAGATTGATATTTATCTTGAAGGCGAACTAATAGCCATCGTGGCCGCTACAGGAATTCTTGCTGATGAGGTGCAATTAATAGACCACACCATATTAGAAAATCGCTTTCGAGTTACTACCGGAATTTACAGACCAAAAGATTTAACGCGCTCAGATAATGCACCAGAAGCAATTACAGCCTTTGGTTCTAATACATTAACGGTGGGCACGGTTCATGCCTTAAACTCATTTTTCCCTGCCCGATTTACAACAACAGGTTCATTGCCAGTAACAGTGCCACAGATTCATTTAAACAAGACTTACTTTGTGCGCTTTGTAACAACTACAACGTTTAAAATTTATTCAACTGCAGAAGATGCTGCAGCGAACGTGAATGCGTTCGCCATCTCTTCAGTGGGTGTGAACTCTAATCTTGTCATACGAAATACGTGGACATTTGGGAATGTGGCGTTCAGAAATCTTCCGGTATTTGATTTTACCGGCGGCTATGACACCTCAACATTTACCCCTGCAGCCCAGACAGGCTACGGGATTGTTATCACAAGAACCGCAGGAACATTTAATTTTACTGCAGCATATGTCGGTGGGGTTTTTTCAGGAAATGGTGGGATTGCGCGAATTACAGCGACCAATGGAACAAATCAGGCAACCGTTGATATTGTGCAGCCTTTTACATCAACGGCGGCCATTCCAGGAACACAGGCTTTCATTGCAGAGCACGCATGGAGTGACGCTAGGGGGTGGCCTAGGAAATGTTCATCATTTCAAAACAGAGCTTTTTTCGCCAATACCGATACGCTGTCTAATGGATTATGGGGTTCAGTGGTTAATGACTTTGATGATTTTAATGACATCGAATCAAGTGAAGATCATGCAATAAGCTGGTTTCCCACATCCGATACTGTCAACTTTATTCAGTTCATCGTCCCATATCGAAGCTTAACGATTCATACCAACTCAGGCGTGTACTCAACTCCCTTGTCGGTAGAAACTGCTATTACTCAGTCAAACTTCTCACTGGCACTGCAAGATTCAACCCCTGCAGATGCCGTGCAACCTCAGGGGCTAGATAACCAAATCATTGTGCTTTCTGGAAATGATGCGCACAGCCTTTTGTGGGATGGATTTAATAACGCCTATACCTCAAGCATTATTTCTATTGCCAACGAACAGCTCATAAGAACACCTCTTGATGAGGCAGCTTATGTCGATAGAGTTCGTGCAGGCTCCCGCTACATGTTCATCACAAATCTTGACGGAAGTCTTGCGATCTATCAGTCATTAATTGCCGAAAACGTTTCGGGCTTTACCAGGGCTGTGATGGAGCAAAGCTATGGTAATGCTTATTTTAGGTGGGTTACATCAAACTTTGATGGCAGGGCTTGGTTCATCATTGAGCGCGAACTGGCAGCTGCGGGCTCTGTATTTAATCTCATAGGCAATACGTCCGACACCTTTTCAAATTCCGGCTATGGATTTCCGACAGATACGTTTACAGCCGTTTTATTTGCTGGCACTACCCTTCCTGTGACTACACCTCAAATAGAAGCAAATACCTACTATTGGGCAGTCGGAACTGTAGCCACAGACTTTAAGGTTTACCTTTCACAAGAAGACGCATTGGCCGATGAGAACCCCATTCAAATAAGTGACTTTGGAACATCCGCCACGGTTCAGCCATATCCTCTTGAGACAAAGCTTCTTATTGAGCAGCTTGATTTTGATGCCTATATGGATTGCGTGGGCTACTACCCAACACCTACAACAGCCGTTCCTCCACCTGCCGTGTCCACCATTCCTGTATCCCAGGTTACGGGTACGACACGATTTAATGCGCAGGAAGTTCTGATGCAAGGTGATGGTTTCGGATTTGAAACGATTGGAGTTAACCAGAATGTAGTCTTTGAGGCGCATGGCGTGGCAACCCCTGTTTCTGATGCGCAATATGGTTTCCCAATTAATGTTGAGATAATACCCCTTCCTCTTTCTTTATCCATGACAGGGAACCCAAAGAGCTCTATTTTAATTGAGCCAAAACACATACGCTTCGTCACATTTCTATTTGCTGACACGGTTGGAGGAAACATAACTCAAGCTGGGATTGATGTTCCTATAGCCATTAAAACACTTGAACAAATAACCCCTGGATTACCACCAGAGCCATTAACAGGAAGTTTTGAGATGTCAGTGTTCGGGGCGTGGGATGATTTTAATGTAGACAGCTTCACAATTAACCACACGGAACCGTTTGGCATGAAGCTTACAGGAATATTTTATAAGCTTGATGCTTAATAAGGAGATTAATACATGGAGCCGTTAACCGCATTCTTATTCTCAATGCAGGCAGCAGGTCTTGTCACAAGTTTATTTAGCAATCGTTCGCAAGAAAAATACATCAACATTGGACGAAAGCTTGAGCAAGAACAATTTACGACAAACCTTGAAGCAATCCGCCTACAAAGTGCTGAATCATCCCTTGATGAGATGAAGCAGCTTCGTTCCAATATTGGATCACAA